GCGCTGGGTCTCTGTCGACTGGGGCTTTCAGCACAACAGCGCGGTCTATTGGCATTGCGCCGTGCCAGCGCCGGATGGGCACGGCGCGCGCATCGTCACGTATCGCGAATTTGTACAGAGCGGACTATCTCCGCGCATGCTCGGTCAAGCCATCGCGGAGCGCAGCGGCCGCGAAAATATCAGCGAAGTGTTTCTTTCCCCAGACGCGTTTGCGCACCGCACCGCGGAAGCTTCTATTGCCGAGCAACTCGGCGAAATATTCACCATGAACGGCTTGCCGAGGCCTGCGCCGGCCGACGACGATCGCATTGGCGGCTGGCAGCTGATGTATCAGCTGCTCGAATCCGAATCCTGGGTGATTGCCGACAACTGCAGGGAATTGATCGAGTGCCTGCCGCAACTGGTGCGCGATGAACGCCGCAGCGAAGATATTCGCAAGGTAGACGGCGATGATCCCGCCGACGCGGCGCGTTACGGTTTGGTCTCCGGTGGAAGATTCGCCGGTGTTGGGGCCGGCTTTGCCCAGCCCAGGGCGGGGCAATCCCCGCCCAATTCTTTCGGTCCGTTTGCAAACCCTGCGGGAAGTGTCGTGGGCAACGGTGGCGGCGCGCAATTTCCCGCCGCGTCAAGCACACCGCGCTTCGTGCATGGTATGCCGCTTGCAGAACAGATCGCGCGACACGTCACCGCGACGGATCCAACATCTCAGGCGATTCACTTTCAGCGCCTGGAAGCCGAAGCACGCAAGCAATTTCGACCGAAGCGCTTTCCGGGCCGCAGATAGCTTTGGTAGCACAGGCATTCCTGCCTGTGCGCGATTGTTGGCATATCGCGAATCAATCCGCAGCAGAAGAGAACCGCACAGGCAGGAATGCCTGTGCTACCTAAACCAATGTTCAATTGGCTCAAACAATTTGGCCGCACGCACTACGTCGGAATGATGGAGTCAGAGCTGGTTCGTCTGCGTGCGGAAAATCGCGCATTGACGAATTCACTGCTCGGCACCGCGGGCTTTCCTCCGGTGGACTTTCCGCAAGAAGTGACCAAGCCAGTGGCCCTATCGCGTTTGCGAAAGCGCTCCTGGCTGCAAGTGCAAGCGCGTCGCGAATCCGACGCCGCGCGGGATATAGAAACAAATCGTGACGAGAGGGTGTATGGACCTGTATCTCACAGCTGATAGCTCCGCTTCGAGTAATGGATTCGCGGCGCAACCCGGCACGGTGGCGCCTGCCGACGGAAATTATGGCGCGGAAGCTAAGTACGGTCCGGGCGGCGCCACCAATCCGATCGATGCGATCGACGTGTTAGTGCTCGGCGCAAACAACGAGCGGCTCGACGAACTGAAGCCCGAGCTGGTCAACGCGCTGCGCGAACTGGTTCGGCAATATCGCGCAGAGGGAATTGCTGCGCGTCGCCATGAAATTCGCCGCATCCGCCAAGCGCGGCTCTTCTGGCAGGGCCTGCAATATGCCTGGTGGAACCCGAACGACATGAACTGGCATTTGCCGTACGAGTCGCGCTCTGGCGATGATCGGCAGCTGAAAGAAATGCCGCGCTACCAGTTCGTCACCAATTTTTATCAGGGGTTCGGTTTGTCTTTTGTTGCGGTGCTCTCACAAGACGTCCCAAGCGTGCGGTTTTATCCCCAGTCGTCGCAATCGCTGGAAGATATCGCTACGGCGCGCGCAGCCAGCGATGTGGCGGATTTGATCGAGCGGAACAACCAAGTAGAGAAGTTGCTGACGGCCATCGGTTATTTCCTTTGGACCGACGGCAAACTTGGCGCTTATGTGCGTTACGTCGCCGACGCACAGCGTTTTGGTTCGCATGACGAGAATTTGGTCGCCGCGATTGAGATTCCGCTCGGCGAAGACAAGTATGTCTGCGCGGGTTGCGGAAAAGAAACTGCGGTGAACGTCGGGGGACAATCTGGCGATGAAGCGGACGATCAAGGCCAAAATCTTGACGCTGACTACTCCCCGGTGGCTGGGGCGCAGCATTCCCTCGAGACTCGGGATAAAGCTGCGCCCCTACAAAACCTACAGCCGGGGATCTGTTCAGGTTGTGGCACGCAACTTACCGTCGACAACATGAGTCGCGCCGAGCGCGTTACGGTTCCTCGTGTCGTCGGGACACAGCGCGTTCCCAATGGGCAGGAAGAAATCACGATCGCCGGCGGCCTGGAACTGAACACACCTGTCTGGGCCAACGAAATGCACGAGTTTCCGTACTTGCAGTGGCAGACGGAAGTGCACCGAGCCAAACTAAAAGCCACGTACCCGCACGCCGCGAACAAGATTGAAAGCTCTCCTTCGCAAGGATCTGACGACGTTTATGCGCGCGTTTCGCGGCTCAGCGTCGAACAGGGTTTGCCGTCGATTCATCCCGGCGATGCGCTGATGAATCTGATCACGTTTGACCGCACCTGGCTGCGTCCCTGGGCGTTTTATTCCGTTGAAGATGAATCGGTGCGCAACGAATTGCTCGCGCTGTTTCCCGATGGCTGTTACACGGCTTTCGCCGGCGACGTTTATTGCGAAGCGCGCAACGAGTCGATGGACGATCACTGGCGCGTGCTGCACGCGCTTCCCGGCGATGGGCAAAATCGTCCCAGCGTTGGCGATTCGCTGGTGCAAGTGCAGGAGCGCTACAACGTGCTCAGCAATATGCAGGCGGAGACCTACGAGTACGGCATTCCTCCGATTTATGCTGACCCGCAAGTTTTAGATTTCGACGCGCTTGCCAATCAAACGGCCGAACCCGCCGCACATTTTCCGGCCCGTGCTCGGCCGGGCCAGCCTTTATCTGCGGGATTTTTTCAGCCGGCGCCGGCGCGTGTTCCTCCAGACATGATCGAGCATCAACAGGATTTGATTGGTCCCATTGCGCAATTTCTGACCGGACTTTTTCCTGCGGTCTTCGGCGGCAACATGGAGGATGTAAAAACCGCCAGTGGCTATGCGCTGGCTCGCGATCAAGCGCTCGGCCGCCTGGGGTTGGTGTGGCGCCGCATGAAACAGTTCTACGCCGACGTGTTGTTTCTGGGCGTGGAATGCTTCCGCGAAAATCGTGCGATGGACGTCGAAATTCCGTTACTTGGCCCGGATGGAACACTCGACGCGCGCGTGATTCGCACAGCCGACCTGAGGGGCAACATCTGCGTACATCCAGAAGCCGACGAAACTTTCCCGCGCCTGAAATCCCAACAGCGCGGAGTGTTGCAGCAACTTTTCGGATTGAAAGACCCACTGATTCAGGAAGCTTTAACCGAGCCAGCGAACATTGGCTACATCAAAAATGTGTTGGGCTTAAGTGAGTTGGTCGTCCCGGGCGAAGATTCGCGCAACAAACAGTTGCGCGAAATTCAGAGGCTACTCGCTAGCGCGCCGATCTTGGTGGAAGTCCCAATGCACACGCACGCGGCGGCCACCATGGCCCCCGGGCAATTGGTCGGTCTTCATGCGGGATCGCAGCCGTCGCACGGTTCCGCAGCGTCGCCCTTCAGGGCGGCATCCGGCTCCGGCGAGACAGAGGCAGCGACCGATGGCGCCCTGAAGGGCGCCGCTACAACTGCCGCTCACACACTAGTCTTGCCGTCCGTGCCAGTAGATCAATTGCTTGACGACCACCCCGTGGAGTTCGAGGAGTGCAAACGCTGGGCAAACTCCGAAGCCGGCCAGTCCGCGCATATGACAAATCCAGCCGGATTCGCCAACGTTAGGGCCCACGCCGAAGCGCATTTGCGAGCACTGAGCATTGCAGCGGCTCCTGTGCCGGCAACACCCACACAACAATAATCGTCAGTCGATGGATCGTTTTGAACGCGAAAGGTCCTCAAACTAAATGAATGCCCCCGCACAAACTAGTATCAACCACGGAGCGAGCTCCGCTCGGGATCTCTTCGCCTTAACGGACGAACAAATCTTGCAGATTGAGCCGGACCCGCGAGACGCCGAGATCTTTGCCGGAGAACGCACCGATGCGCACGATCCGTTGCGCGAGGATTTGGATTTGCTCACGGCTGGCGCGCCGGTCGACAGACAAGATGACATCTATCCACATCGGAGCCAAGGAAAGAGCACGGATGACGGCCTGAAGGCCGTCGCTACAAATGCGGACCTTGCGACACAGCATGCCAGTGCGACGAGCGCTTCGACGAACCCCACAAGCATGGTCAGCGGTGAGCCTCCTAAATGGCTCGCCCAGCGCATGAACGATCCGCAGAATGGCGCAGCAGCGCGCGCGTTGTGGGATGGCGTGCTGACGGCGCGACAAGAAGCCTCGGCGTTTCGCGAGGTATTTGCCAAGCCGGAAGACGCTCGAGCGGCCGCCGAGCGCGCTCGCACACTCGATGATTTCGACCGCGGCTACTTTGGGGCCGCGGGCCAAGCGCCGGAACAATTGAGCGCTTCGCGCGCCGAGCTTGCTGCAAGAATGCTGCGCGAAGATCCTGCTGCGTTTCGCGAGATGGTTTTCGCAGGGTTGCACGCCCTCGAAACCGCCGCCCAGCAGGGAAGTAGCGCAGGCGTTGTAGCGCCGCCCTTCAGGGCGGCATCGTCGGCTGCGGCCGCGCCACAATCACAACCATCGAGCACCCAACCAGCGTTGCGATCACAAGAATCGCAAAAGTCGAATGACGTCCAGGACGAACGCGTCGCTGCCTACGCAGCATTTGAACGCGCCACGAACGCCGAGCTCGAGCGCGGCATCGGCGGCGCGATCGACCGTTCGTTGCAAGCAGCGTTGCCGAACGCAGCGCGTTCGGAAAATGGGGTGGCGCTGAAAGAAAGATTGGGCGCCGCGATTCGCCAGGATGTGGAGAAAGCGTTGCAGGGTGATCGCGCGCTTGGCGAACAAGTGGCGCGCGTTTTGTCTGGCCACCGGCTGGACGGCGCCACACGGGCCCAAGTGGTGCGCTTGATAAGCGAGCGAGCGCAGCAGTTGGTACCAGGCTCCGCACGCAGAGTACTTGCGGATTGGACGCAGACTACATTGGCGAGCCACGGCAGCCGCGTCGAGCAGACTCTTGCACGAGCGCCGAACACGGCTTCACACGCAAACTCGAACACGACTGCGGAGCGCAAAAACACGCTAGCCACCGACCGCAGCGCGCCGCTCCAGCGCAATCCGCGCAAGATCGATTACCGCCGCGTCAGCGACGACGACATTCTCGATTCCTGAATTTACGTAGCACAGGCATTCCTGCCTGTGCGGTTTTGTGGTGCCACGGCAGAAGCTTTCGATACATCTGCATCCGCGCACAGGCAGGAATGCCTGTGCTACTCAAACCTTCAATCACACCTTTAACCGCCCGGTTAAACAATACGTTCTAAAAATTCGCAATCATCCAACGGACTAAGGAGAGAACAGTATGCCAGCACAAGCAAACGCGAATGTCATCGCGTTGCAGCTCGAAAAGGTACGCGACAAGGTGCCTCTGCTGTACGAGCGCGACGACATTTTATTGACCATGATCCAGCAGCGCGGCGACGTGGAGAAAGTTTCCAGCCGCAACATGCGCCTGCCGCTGCAAGTAAATCCCGGCGGCAAAGCCGGCAGCTACAACGCGGACGGCGGCGACCTCGGCCGCGGATCCGGCACGGCGTATGACGTCGCCCAGGTCTCGCCGATTTTCTTTCGCTTCGCGATCGAAATCACCAAGCTGGTGGAGTACGCCACCAACGGCCGCGAACGCGCCGTGGAAAATGCCGCGAAGCGCGAAGTGGCCAACGGCATGAAACAGTTCCGCGCCTTCCTGGATAAATTGATGCAAACCGCCGGCAACGGCGTGCTCGGCACGATCGGCAGCGTGGCCGGCTCGACGTTCACGATGTCCGTGCCCAGCGGTGCGGCGCTGGTCTATCCCGGCCAAACCATCCAGATTTACGACACCACGCTGACCACCAACCGCAACGTCGCGGCCAGCGTCACCACTACGGTGGTAAGCGCCGACCCGATCAGCACGCAAACCATCACGGTGGACAACGTTCCCGCGAGTACCGTGGCCACCGACGTAATCGTCCACGATGGGCTTGCCGGAGCGCAGCCGGTCTCGCTCTTCGGAATTAAATATCACCAGAACAACGCCACCACTGGAACGTGGCTCAACCTGAATCGCGCCACGTACCCAGTGCAGCTCGCCACGCCGCGCGTCAATGCCGGCAATGCGGCGCTCACTCCCAGCAATGTGCGCCTGGCCATCAACAAAGTTCGCAAATCCCTGGGCATCAACCATCTCGGCAAATTAATCGCCTACATGGCCGTCGAGCAGGAACACGCTTGGGAAAATCTGGGCATCACCGTCAGCCAAATCATCAAGGAAGGCGGAGATAAATCCGGCAACGATCTGGATCTGCTGTTCAGCGGCCGCAAAACCATGAGCGGCATTCCGATCAAAGCCAGCGTCAACGCCGACCAAACCCGCGTGGACTTTCTCGATCTGTCGCACTGGGGCCGCGCCGTGCTCAAAGACATCGACTTCTACGAAGTCAATGGCAACACGGTGTTCCCGATTTACGGCGCCAGCGGTGGTCTCGCTGCGTCGTACATCTTCTACTTCGACACCGCGTTCCAAGTGTGGGATGACTCGCCGCGTACCGGCGCATTCATCGACACGCTCGCGCGCCCAACGGGCTACTAATCTTCCGTGGCTCCCCGCTCCAATAACCGCAACACCAACTGCAGTCGGCCCCGCAAGGTGCGCTGCGAGGACACGGTTCGCCGTGTCCTTGCAGCCGTACCACGAGCTGCACGATGCACGCCGCGCGTGACGATCGTGCGCGAAACGCACGATACGCCGGAGCTGGTTGCGCGACGGCTGGCGCAAGCCGGCGGCCTCAATCGCTATGCCGAGCCAAACTACCGCGCCGTTTGGGGTTGGAATCGGCTGGCCTGGATCGGCGGAAAATTCGAAGACCGCGACAAGAACGGCGATTTGATCCGAGAAATGGTCGAACTTCGTCGCGAACCAAAATATCCAACCGTCAATCGCTGGCACATCGAGCGCTGGATGCCACCAGAATCCTACGGCTCACCCAGGCAGTGGTATGCGCAAACCGTCGAAAGCGAAAATGGCGTAGCCATTCCCGCGTTAGGCCCGTATCCCTACCGCGGCGACTACGAACACTGCTTCACGCTGCAATCGCCGAGCGGCGACTTCGTGCAGCTCACCGCCGCCGGTGCAGAACACATCGCGCACGCAATAGAGTTTTCGCGAAAAGCAAATCGCGCAGCAGGGAAGCGCAGCGTAACCGACCGCCTGGCGCGCGAAGAGAGCAGTTACGACCAATACGCCTACGACGTCCTCGACGACGCCGTCCCGGCGTTCCACCAGCAACCGTTCGTAACGGTGTTTTAAGTAATTGTTTCTGACTCGTTCTGGCGTCGTTCCCTAAGGGCATTCCAAAAATAAAATGTTGCGCCCATCAAGTAGAGCGCTGCGACGAGGACGCCGGGCCACGCGGGTTGCGGCTGCAAAACGGAGCGCGGCATTAGTACCGCGTAAACCGCACCCGCGGCCAAACTCACAGATAGGCCGCCCAAAATAAGAGATGCTTGGAATTCGCTATCGCCAACTAGCTGGCGCTTTCCATTGAAGCTGTGCCACAAACAAAATGCAGCCATCACAGGAGCGGCGATTAGGGTGAACTTGTGCCAAAATCCGGCCGCTATTGTGGGAACGGTCATGTTGAAATCGTGCGGTGCACCGGCCTGAAAAGGGAGTTGCACCAACGCCGTTCGCAGAGGCAATAAAAGAACCATTCCAGCAGCCACAAGAGACTTTGGATTTACCACGCGCATTACGGAAGTATGAAATAAATCGCATTGATGCGACATGCTTTTCGCAGCGATGAGTGCCTGAGCCCCTGCCTCAATTGCAAATGAAACGTCGCCGTAGCGCCGCAGAGGCTCGCAGGCTAAGCCTGTGCCACAAAAATAAGAACCATGCACATGACCCACACAGAAATCTGGCTGCGAGGCGTGCTCGCTGCAGCCATCAGCGGGGCCGCGGGCGGGGTCCTTACCGGATTCGCCGCGCTTGGCATCGATCCGCAACACTTCAATCTGCAAGCGGGAATGAGCTCCACATTCCACATCGGCGAAGCCGCCGCGCTCATCAACGCGGCTATCGGTGTAGCTGCCTATTTGCAGAAATCTCCGCTCCCCGAATGAGCGAAGAGCAACGGATAGCGTGGGCGCCAGTCTTTAAGTGGCACAGACTTCAGTCTGTGCGCGGTTTCAACGGCATCACAATCTATCCGGAGTAGCACTCCAGAGAAGCTCTTACTCATCTTGCCTTA